TGCTGTAGGCATAGCCAGTATTTTTCCTATCGTTATATGTATTTATTAAATACCGTATGCTCATAATTGGTAACGGAGAAAGCCGTAAAGGCATTAAATTAGATAATATAGACTGCGTAAAAGTAGGCTGTAATGCTATTTTCAGAGAAGCAAAAGTACGACATATTGTATGTTGTGACAGACGCATGGTACGTGAAGTAGTTAGAAAATATGTTAATCTTAAATCAGGAATTTGGACAAGAACTGATTGGAAAGATGAATTTGCAGGTAAACACAATATAAATGCTGTTCCACCGCTTTGGTATTCAACTGATCAAAAAAAGGATCAGCCATTTCATTGGGGTAGCGGACCTTATGCTGTTTTTATAGGTTGTCTTTTATCAAAAGGCAACGAAACTATAGACTTGTTAGGATTTGACTTACACAGTAAAACTGACACTGTAAACAACGTCTACAAAGGTACACCAAATTACGAAAGTACAGATTCTCGTGCAGTAGATCCAAGTTTCTGGATTCATCAAATTTCAAAACTATTTGAAAGATATTCTAACAAACAATTTAGAATCTTTAATCAAGAAGGATGGGAAATGCCCAACAGTTGGAAAATGGAAAATGTATCATTTTATAACTTGACACAGTTCAAAGAGATGTTAAACTATAGTGATGTATAACCAAGAAAATCTATCACTATTTCCTACACTTGTAAGTGCATTTGATCTAAGCGATCATAGTGAAATTAAAAAGTGTTTAGAAATAATCGAAAATTACGAAACTGGTGACCATGCATTAATTGTTGGTGGCTCCAGCAGTTTTATTAATGGTGACGAAGAATTTCTGTTCAATCCAGAACTAAAAAAATTAAGAGCAGACATACAAAATTGTATTGATTTATACTGCCAAGATGCAGGACTTGAAGAAAGTATCTTAGGCACAAGTTGGTTTAATGTTTTAGGCAAAGACGGACACGTTGATAAACATAGACACGAAGGTAGTGTTATTAGTGGTGCATTCTATCCATATGTTGATGAAGGTAGTTGTCCACTAATTTTTGAATCACCTCTACGTCCTTTGAGAATGAACGACGTTTTTGAAAATCAAAATCCATACAGCAGTTACTTTGCAAGTTGTATGCCACGTACAGGATTGCTGTTGATTTTTCCAAGTTGGCTTGAACATAGAACTGATCCAAATACAACAGACAAAAGAATTACTGTAAGTTTTAATACAATGCGTAAAAAACTAATTCCCCTTGTAGCCGCCAAAATGCATCATTATGGACATTTACCGGTTGACAAAGAATAAAAAATATTCTATAATATATAGAATAAAGGACTTGGCGTCAACCCTTCTAATTCTGCCGCCATTATTATATAGGAGATAAAAATGGCAAAACATTATAGCACAAAACATTATGGTCATAACATTGGCCTCTCAGCAGTCTTTAGACAGCCAAACGCAGATCACTCACACTGTCATTTGCTACATGGTTACAGTTTAGCATTTACATTTACATTTGGTTGTGATCATTTAGATAACAAAAACTGGGCAGTAGACTTTGGAGGACTAAAACCTTTGAAGGCTTGGTTGGAAGATAGTTTCGATCACAAACTTTGTTTGGATATTAATGATCCACACGTGGACAAATTTAGAGAACTACAAGAATTAGATCTTGCAGAGATTAGATTCTTTGATGGTGTAGGTGCAGAAAAGTTTGCGGAACACGCATTTAACTTTGCTGACAAACTTATTAGAGAAGCAACAAACAATCGTTGCTATTGTGTTAAAGTTGAGTGTGCCGAACACGGTGCTAACTCAGCAATTTACGAAGGTTAACCTATGAAGAACTATGTTGTATGCCTTAAGTGGGGCGACAAATATAGTGCAGAATATGTAAACGTGTTGGCCAACATGGTTGCACGAAATACCACTGTTCCTTATGAATTTGTTTGTTACACAGATAACTCTGCAGGTATACAAGCAGGCATTAGAGTTTTACCATTGCCCAAACTTCCGATTGCTGGGTGGTGGTATAAACCTATGTTCTTTGATCCCAACCTTTCTATTAATGGCAATATTCTTTACTTTGACCTTGATGTAATTATTTTTAATAACATCGATCATTTGTTTACATACAATGAAGATAAATTTTGTATCTGTAAAGATTTCAACAGACACTTAAGATCAGATTGGAAAAAGATGAACTCAAGTGTGTTTAGGCTAAAATCAGGCACACAGGATCACGTATGGAAAAATTTTGTTGAACAACAGTTTGTTGCAACAAAACGTATGCATGGAGATCAAGATTGGATCTATAGTCAAGTCAAAAAAGATTTTTGCTTTTGGCCAGACGAATGGATCCAAAGTTACAAGTGGGAAATGAGAGGCAAACCAGAAATGACTCGTATTGACGGTGTGCGAAATTTTACAATTCCGGGTGAACCAAAAATAAAGCCAGAAACATCTGTTGCAGTATTCCATGGGGAACCACATCCACATAATTGTGTAGATAAATGGTGCAAAGAAAATTGGAAATAAACTTGACATTAACCTACAAAGATGGTATACTAATAGTATGAATAAACGTATAGGCTTTGCCTGCAAATATATGCACCCTGATCAAACCCAGAAGAAGAAACTTCTTGAGGAGATTCAGCGTCCACTTAACACACGTTCAACAACTGTTGCTTGGCTTAACAGACAGACACAAGAAGTTGCTGAACAACGCCTATGGGATATCATGGTCCACAACATCAAGTCATATGAGAACTTGATTAGATACGTAGGAGGATTACCAAATGAATTACGAATGGTTAGGTTGGGAAGTGACGTCCTACCTGTTTATACTGAGCCTACTTGGTCTTACTTCTGGCGCAAGCCTGATGTACGACAATATTGTGAACAGCAATTCGCTCACGTCGGCGCAACGGCTCGTGAACTTGATGTTAGGTTGTCTATGCACCCTGGTCAGTTTACTGTACTTGCGTCAGATAATCCTGATATTGTAAATAGAAGTATAGAGGAGTTTGAATATCATGTGGATGTCATCAGGTGGATGGGATACGGCAACTCATTTCAAGACTTTAAATGCAATGTACACATATCGGGTAGAAAAGGTCCACAAGGCATCATTGACGCCTTACCGCGACTCTCGCCCGAAGCAAGAAACACCATCACGATTGAGAATGACGAAATGTCGTGGGGCATCGACGCAAGCCTCGAACTTGCAGACCACCTTGCCCTCGTTCTTGACATACACCATCACTGGGTCAATAGTGGAGAATATATTCAACCAACCGACGATAGATTTTCTCGCATAGTAGACAGTTGGCGTGGTGTGCGTCCTGTAATACATTATTCAGTATCACGTGAAGATTTACTTGTCGATCACGATCCTAATAAGAAGCCTACTATGGATATGTTATTATTAGAAGGTTACAAGAAACAAAAACTAAGAGCCCATTCAGACTTTATGTGGAATAATGCTGTTAATGACTGGGCACTTACATTCCGCGACTATGCAGATATTATGGTAGAAAGCAAAGCCAAGAACCTTGCCAGCATTAGACTACACGATTATGGGCTAAATACTGTATGCGATTTAGACAACTCACAGATTGTAAAAGAACACGCTCAAGAACTTGTCAGTGTGAAAGCCTGAAACAAATAGTAGAAGCAGAAGAAGCAGTTACGGCTGTATGTGACTTAGTCCATTCAGACACTGTTAAAGGCACTATTTTATTCATGCAAAAGCCAGGCACTGCTACGCTTATAAAGGGTAGAATAACTGGTTTGAAAGAAGGACTTCATGGTTTTCATGTCCATGAATACGGAGACCTATCCAACGGTTGTGAAAGTGCTGGTGGCCATTACAACCCCGATAGTGTGGAGCATGGCGATCTCGAAAACGGCCATGTTGGTGATTTGGGTAATGTTCAAGCAAACTCAGACGGGATCGCTGAGTTCACAATTCAAGCAAAAAGAATTGATTTAATAGGTGAAAGAAGCATCGTAGGCAGAGCAATAGTTATACATGAAAACGAAGACGACCTCGGAAAAGGCGGAGATGCAGAATCATTAGAAACCGGAAACGCAGGTGATAGACTTGCCTGTGGAGTAATTACACTTACAAAAGGAGAATAACGTGTTAAATTGGATTAAAAAGATTTTCGGCGCGGGTGAAGAAAAAACTCAAAAACTTTCTGATCACATAGCGAAAAAGAAACCATTAATTCTTGTACCTTCAAAAGCAGAACTTAAAAAAGAAACTAAAGTTAAGTTAGAGCAAATGGGCAGAAAAAATGGTATCGAACTTGATCGCAGACTTACTAAAGATAAGTTAGTGAACGAGTTACACAAACGTATGAAGTCACTTAATAAGTAAAGGAGAAGAATATGTTAGATAAATTTAAAGGCTGGGTAGCAAAGCGTTTCACAGAAAGAACATCATGGGACGGTGCAATGCTTATTGCATTTGGCATTATTGTGCTAATTGCTAAACCTTTAGCAGGACTACTTGCATATGCGGCAATCGCATATGGTGCTTGGACTATTTGGAAGTCTGAGTAATTATAATTGATCAATAGTCATTAAAATATCAACCGTTGTGTTCAACTTGCGTCTTTGTTCGACGCCTTTCTTTTGTGCAAATCGTTTAGGATCGCAACTTGGACACACATGGTTGTATGAATTATCTAATCTTTTAGAATCAACTTTACCCTTGTCACGCTTAAATTCTTCGTGGCAACTATCACACTCAAATATAACCACAGTCTTTACACGCTTGTAAGGGTGTGTTTTTCCTTTTTTAGACTTTCTAACGTACCATTTGACTTCTTGTTCTGTTCTAACAAACATAAAACTATTTACCTAATTACATTCGGATTACAAAAAATATAATAAATACATAGGAGAAGGAAGTATGTCGGATATAGTAAAACTAACGCCAAACGCTGTAGAGCATATGAATAGTATGCTTAAAGAACACAATAAACCAATAGTGCGTTTGAGTTTAAAAGGCGGTGGTTGTGCTGGATTCAAATATGACTGGACTTTAGATGATAGTAAAGAGTTAGATGACGAAGTTGTTAAACTTGATAACGGAGAGTTTGCTATGGACAATGCCAGCATAATGTATTTGATCGGTAGCACAATAGACTATAAAAAAGAAGTATTCGGATCATACTTTACAATAGAAAACCCTGCTTCAACATCAAGTTGCGGTTGTGGTGAGTCAATAGGATTTTAGGGGTAACATATGCCAAAACGAGTGATTAATATCGGTGTTGAAGGAAATGACGCAACGGGTGATAGTATCCGTGATGCGTTTGGTAAAACTAACGAAAACTTTTCAGAACTTTATGCAGTATTTGGACAAGGCGGAACAATTCGTTTTACAGCACTTTCGGACACACCAGAAGAATTAGGTGCAAACAAGATTCCAGTTTCGAACGACAGTGGTTCTTCACTGTTAATGAAAAGCGTTGTAGGTGGTCCTGGTATTCTTGTAGACAACACTGATCCAGATCAACTTGTTATTACAAACAGTGGTGGTAGAATTAATTCAGACTTACAACCACAAATTGGTGGTTTCCTTGATGGCTCTGGACAATATACATTAGGTAACATTGGTCCTATTACTGATGCTTCGGCAACAGCATTTAACACAACTCACAGCACAAGTATTCAGGTAGGTGATCTTGTTGCTGATAAGAAATACAATGACGTAAGTTATCAGAAACGTTTTACTGCAAACAGAATGAGATCAGAGCCTGCTGATGGTTCTGAGTATACTCTTGCAATTGGTAGTTTCATTAATAACAACCTAATTATTGTAGGACATGGTTTTGATCATAATATTAACGGAACACCTTTCAAGTATGAAGTAAGTGGCGGTAGTGCGGCTCCGGAACTTACAATCAACACAGTTTATTATGTAAGATTTATAAATGCTAACCAATTGAGTTTGCACCCAACAGCAGGTGATGCTATTGCAAACACAAACAAAATTAGTGCAAACCAAGGCGCTTCAGGAAATCCTGGAGGCGATCATACTTTAGTTGACAATGATTACAACAGTGCATTATATGGTTCATACCTAAGCACAGAAGCATTACCAAGAAGTTCTACTGTACGTAGACAGGGTGATGACATGACAGGTCCACTTTACTTGCATGACCATCCAGGTAACCTTGCAGGTAGTGGAACACCAAATGATGTAGATGATTTACAGGCGGCTTCTAAATTTTATGTAGACAATTCAAGTTTTACTTCAATTGTTGATTTATATGTTAGAACAAATGGAGACGACTCACAGGAATTTTCACCAGTAGGTAAAGAAGGACGTTCTTTACAATTTGCTTATAAAACTATTGGTAAGGCCTGCGAAAAGGCTGAAGAACTTGTTTCTACTGCTCCGCTTGAACCAGGTGCATATGTGCAAACAGTTACTTACGGCGATGGTACTGGCGAATCAGTAATTAATTCAAAAAGCATAACATCTGAACACACAGACGGTGCACCTGCGGCAACATTGTTAAGAGCAAATCAAACATTTATTGCTAAAGAAATTATTGCTTATGTAAAATCAATTTACACAACATTCCAATTTGATGAAACAGATTGGGAAAAAGACATGAACAACTTAGTTGCTGGACTTGCAATTGATATTGAAAATGGACTTAATGCAAACTATCATGCAATTCAATTTGGTAAAAGATTTTATGCAAGTGTGCAAGGACAAATCAAAAGAAGAACACAGATTACAGAATTACTTGCAGGTATCAACTACGGTAAAACAATTATCAATATCATTTTACAGAATGGAACAGTTGCTCCTGTAAGAAATACAGATGGTGTTACACAAGTTATTGACACTGATCAAACAGTTACATCTACTGTAAGAAATGCAGTGCTTTCTAAAATTGATATTTCAACAAACATTATTGAAAACGGATTAGGTACACTTGATACAACTACATTGATTGAAGGTTCAACTGTTACATTGGTTGTTGAAAACGGCGGTGCAGGATATGTGGACCAAGGTGCTCCAAACAATGTTGATATTTTACCAGGTAAAATTATGAGAGGTAAAACGTCAGGAGCATTAGGTAGAATTGTAAAATACACCCGTGGAGCAAACGAAGATACAATCCGTGTTCAATTAATTGAGCCAAAGACATTTGTATTAGAAGAAAAGTTTGAATATGGTAACTTTACAAATACAACTCAAATTTGTATTCACGTAGAATCAGGCATCTTCTATGAAGACTATCCAATTAAACTTCCGGCTAACTGTTCTATTAAAGGTACAGACTTTAGACGTTGTCAGATCCGTCCGGCACGTAGAGCATCACAATCAAAATGGATTAACACATACTTCTACAGAGATGCAAACTTTGATGGCTTAGAATTATTACCTACTAATAATCCTAATGCTGTTGAATTGATTCAACAAAACAAAGAATTTATCAAAGACGAAACAATTCAATTTATTACAAACGAAATTGCAGGTGCAACACCTGGTAGCATTTGGGATGGTTTCACATACAACGAAGCAAAGTGTGAACGAGATGTAGGAATTATTCTCGACGGTATTGCACATGATGTCAAATACAATGGTAATGCTAAAACTTATGAAAACGCGGCAAAATATTATGTAGGCACACAGAGTTTAATTAACGGGCAAGAAGCACAAACAGCGGCCGCGAATGCATTTACAAGAGACCTTGTAGTAAACACAATTTTACCACAGGCCGCATACACACCATTACAAACTGTAACAAGTCAAACAACAGGTTTAAGTGCATTTGAAACTGGCACAGATACTCGTGTAACAACACTAATGAACAACATTATTGATGTTATCAATAACGGCTTAGGAAACTTACCTGACTTGGGAGATCCACGTTACGGTTATCATTATACTGTTGATCCTACCAAAGCAGTTAACCAAGGATCAAGTGGTTTTGATAATCCTGGAGAATTTCCAAATGCTTCTGAGTTAATTCAATTAAACAAAAACTTTATTGTTGAAGAAACTATTGCATATATTAATGCAACTTATCCTACACTTACATACAACGAAAGCAAGTGTCGTAGAGATACAGGACTAATTGTTGACGGATTAGTAAGCGACTTAACCGACGGCGGCAGAGTAAGTTCACTTGCTAACCAAGCGGCATATTACAAAGGTGCAGTTAGTGGACAAGAAACAGAAACTACTGACGCAATCAACTACATTAAAACAATTGGTGCGGCAGTATTAGCAAAAACAGCATTTGCAGATAGTAGACAATCAACTGTAACACAGAATACTACAGCAGAAGCAGTAGCAGAATCTAATGCATTAACTAACCACAATAACTTGATTGACTGTGTTAAATTTGCATTTGATACTAATTACAATCCACCTAAGAACAACAATGAAATTGATGTGTTCATGATGAACGATTCAAACAGAATCATGAACGTTACAATGCAGGGTCACGGTGGTTTTGCTCAAGTGCTTGACCCAGATGGACAGATTCTAATTAAATCACCTTACGTACAGGTTTGTGGATCGTTTAGTAGATC